AAGACAGCATCAATGCCTTCAGTGGATGTTAAATTCCATTTGGATAATGATACATTAAATCGTATTAAACGTGCGGCCGCAGCTCTTGGTCACACTGAACTTACTGCCACTCCAGGTGGAGATGGCGTTGTATCTCTTACTGTGCAAAGTAGTGATAATTCGACAGCAAATACTTTTAGTATTGATGTAGTAGGCGAATTAAATACAGATAAATATAATCTCATATTTAACATTGCAAACTTAAAGATGATGTCTGGTAATTATGATGTTGAAGTTTCATCTAAACTAATTTCGCAATTTACTAATACTGAAAACAACTTAACCTACTGGATTGCAGTAGAAAAAAATTCTAATTATGGAGAATAAGAATGGATCATAAAAAAGCTTACGAACAAATGAATAATATTTGTCGTTCAACAATTGCAGTTATTGATACAGTAACACAACGTGGTGGCTTTCGCGGCGAAGAACTTTCTACAATTGGCCAATTACGTGATCAATGTACACAAGGTATTTCAATCGTAGAAGCATTTAAACAAGAAAATGAAGAAGAATAATACGAAACAATATAATTCTTATATCGATAATAGCGTTGGCCCTTGGTCTTTACCAGCCAGCGTTATTAATCAAAATGACGCGGTTGGATTCCATATTATAAAAACTGAATGGGAAGGTCGTCAGAGAAAAGCTATATTTGAACATGTAACTAAATTTGATATAGCACTTCAAGCTGGAGGTTGGCTTGGAGTTTTACCTCGTTTATTGTCAGATTATTTTGAAACAGTTTATACGTTTGAACCTGACTTTGAATCTTTTAAGCATTTAATTGCAAATACTGCGTCGTGTGATAACGTAATTCCCTTTAATGCAGCATTGAGTACAATTCCTGGACAGTTGGTCTTTGAACGTACAGAAGAGCTAGGCCAAAGCCGTGTTGCTTCAGACGATGCTTGGCCAAATGCAAAAGTAACAGATGTTTTATCTGTACAGGCACTAAACATTGATTGTTTAAATTTACCTGGATTAGATTTTCTAATGATTGATACTGAAGGTCATTTACCTGAAATCTTAGGTGGTGCTAAAGATACAATACAGGAATATCATCCAGTTATTATTGCTGAAACACATTGGAAAAATAGTATTAAAGATTTTGAAATAAGCTATTTACAATCTTTGGGGTATAATGTTATAATAGATCTTACGGACTACACGCCTCAATGGAAAAATGCAGCCCGAGGTGATTATCTTTTTAAAATGGAGTGATATATGAATAATGATTTTTTATGGGTAGAAAAATATCGCCCTCAATATGTGAAAGACACCATTTTACCTGAACAACTTAAACAAGTATTTCAAAAGATTGTAGATTCTGGTGAAGTTCCTAATATGCTTTTCACTGGATCTGCTGGTCTTGGTAAAACAACTGTTGCTAAAGCAATATGTAATGAACTAGATTTAGATTACATTCTAGTTAACGGATCTGAAGAAGGCAACATTGAAACTCTTCGTACGAAGATAAAACAATTTGCTTCTTCAGTGTCTTTATCCGGAGGATATAAAGTAGTCATCCTTGATGAGGCTGATTATCTTAATCCACAATCTACGCAACCTGCATTGCGTGGATTCATTGAAGAATTTGCAAACAATTGTAGATTCATTTTAACTTGCAATTTTAAGAATCGTATTATAGATCCTTTACATTCTCGTTGTTCAGTGTATGAATTCAATACAGATCGTAAAACATTAGCTGGACTTTCTACGCAAATGTTACAAAGACTAGAGGATGTTCTTAAACAAGAAAAAGTTGAATATGAACGTAATACATTAGCTCAAGTTATTTTAAAACATGGTCCTGATTGGAGACGTGTTCTTAATGAGTGTCAACGATATGCAATTAGTGGCAAAATCGACGCAGGAATACTTGTCAATTTATCTGACACATCATATCAAAACTTGTTTACTTATCTTAAAAATAAAGATTTTAAAAAGATGAGACAATGGGTTACTAATAATATTGATACTGATGCATCAAGTATTTTCCGTGGAATATATGATAGAATGCAAGATAAAGTTAGACCACAATCAATACCTCAACTTGTATTAATCTTAGCTGACTATCAATATAAAAATGCTTTTGTTGCAGATCATGAATTAAACGTTGTAGCGTGTATGACTGAAATCATGGCAAATGTGGAGATGCAATAATGGTAGCATATGATGGTTTAAATAATGCGTGTGTATTTGATTTTGAAACACTATCACAGGAACAAACTAATGGTGTAGTTGTTTCAATGGCAATGTTAAATTTTGCTGAGTCAAGATTTACTAGTGACACTATGGCTTATACATTTAGTGAATTAGTTGAAAACACTCATATGATTAAATTTGATGTTCAAGATCAAGTTAAAAGTTATAAGCGAAACATAAACAAAGATACATTAAATTGGTGGATGGAACAGGGAGACTTAGCAAAAGAACAATTAAAACCTTCTTCTGATGATAAATCTATTTCAGAACTATATAGTTTTTTCGTTTTAAACAAATCAGCTAATGTTAAAAAAGTTTATACAAGAGGAAACACTTTTGATCCTATCTTTCTTGAATATATAATGAGACAGACCGGTAATCCTATGCCCTATGATTGGTGGGAAGTTAGAGATACTCGCTCTACAATTGAAGGTTTAAGTTGGGGATCAACTTTAAAAAATAGTTTTGTTCCAGAAGGTTGCCAAGAATCCTTTATTGCTCATGATCCAAAGCATGACGTTGCTATGGATGTTATGAGATTACAAACTTTGGTACAGGCGATTCAATGATAGTAGCAGCAGGTTGTGGTTATACTGCATCAGATTCACAACCAGACTTAGACGTTTCTTGGCTAAAGTGGCCAGAAATAATAGCAGAAAAATTAGACAAGCCTCTTTATAATTTTGCGAAGTGTGGTTATGGAAATGATTATATTTTAGATAAATCACTTCCGTTTATATCTCGTAATTATAAAGAAATTGATTTAGTTGTAGTTGGGTGGACTGATGCTACTCGTCTACATTTTTATTATAGACATCATTTTAATCCTATCCGTTGGTTAGATGGTAAAGATGGTGATGACTATTCGCCAGTTTATAATTTTTTAGGTGATTATCCTTACTCAGTTGCTCAAGCTTTAATATCAAAAACAGATCCAGAGATTATAGCAGAAAAGTATTATGAAGAAATTGAAACTCTTACTGATATATGTGAAGCACTAAATATAAAATATATATTTTCTCAAATGCTTCCACCTATTGATCACAGTTATATACCTTTTAAATTTCCCCATAGGAACCTCAAAACTAAAGGATGGCTAAGACATCCAATATATGACAAGCCTATGTCTGAAGTATTACTAAGAGATAAAGAAAAGTATTTAGTTTCAGATGGAGATGGATTACACCCAAATAAAGCTGGACATGAATATATAGCTAATATGTATTTAAAAAAATATAACAGACTTTATGGATAATATATTATGAATCATTTTGATTATTTAAATTCTATAAACTCAACCAAAAAAGATATTATGGTTGATGATATAGCAGAAAAAAATTATAACCCCTTTATGGTCAACCGCGGCTTATCTTACTTTAATGATACTGTTATTCTTGCGAATGAAATGAATAAGTGTCATGGCATAGATAAAAAGCTACAATATCATTTTCTTATAAATATGGTTAGAAAAAGGAAACGCTTTAGTAAATGGTTTAAAGCGGAATCTTTAAGTGATATTGAAGTGGTTAAAGTGTACTATGGTTATAGTAATGAAAAAGCAAGAATAGCTTTAACCCTTCTGTCGCCTGAACAAATAACTATACTAAAGCAGAAGGTGAATAAAGGTGGAAGAAGAAAATAATTTAATAGAATGGTCTCCAGATCTTATGTTAGAAGTAACAATAGATGAGCCAGATGATTTCTTAAAAATCAAAGAAACGCTAACAAGAATTGGTGTTGCATCTAGAAAAGACAAAAAGCTCTATCAATCATGTCATATATTACATAAACAAGGACGATATTTTATTGTCCACTTTAAAGAATTGTTTTTGCTTGATGGAAAAAAATCTAACTTAGAAGAAACCGATATCGCTCGTAGAAATACAATTACGACTTTATTAAGCGATTGGGGTTTACTTTCTTTAGAAAAGAAAGAAGTACTAGAATGTGCACCACTAAGAACTATAAAAATTATATCGTTTAAAGAAAAACATAATTGGGAACTTTGTCCGAAGTATAATATTGGAAGAAAGTAAGTGCACTGTTTAATAGTAGTTGATGCATGGAAACAACTTAAAGATTATGATTTAGAAAAATATCCTTGGTTGAGTGATGAAACTACTTCTTTTGGAAAATACTTAAATACACAATTAAAACATATTGATTGCGACATATTTAAGTATACTAAATACGATGAAGAACTTATGGATGAGATAACGGTTGGCAAACAAGTAAATGAAATCCCTGAAGGTTATGACTATTATTACTTTTGTGGATTTCATTTAGGAAGATGTATTCCAAAATTAACTCAAAACATAGAAAATTCTGGATGTGTTTTAAACTTAAGTCTTTTATTTCCTGAAGATTCTTTTGAATCAAAAAAACAAATGGACAAATATTTTTATTATAGCTATGCTAAAGGATTCGAACATATTAGTTTTGTGGAATGATCACAAATCATCTTTATATGATTCAAAAACAAAGAACCAAATTGATTACGAAATAAGAGAACAGTTTCGTTATAAAAACTGGTCTATACAATATAAATCAGTTGAGGATGATTTAGACTTAAATGATGAAAATATAATTTTAATACCATGGGTAGTAATTCATGAACTTGAAAATATTACTCTGTGGTTAGAAAAACATTTTACTCCATCACTAATGCAATTCATTTTTTCTCGCTATATTGAGGTTGGTGTTATTTGGTGTTTAGAAGTTATTCCAGAAAATAGTTCTATAGTTAATGATATAATAAATTTTTTTAGAAAACATAATATTGATCATCACTTAAGTTTTTATGATAATCGTTATTCACTAGAAGGCGTAGAGCCACATATAAAAAAATATTTTAAATTACCTAAAACTAAAAATAGAATGCTGCCAAGATATAATTGGAATCATGATTATTATCTTAAAAGAACATTTAAAGATAGACATCCTGATTTTGCAAAAAAAATATGTTATGTTATAGGAAAAGCAAGTTCTAACGAATTTAGAATTTTATCTGCGCTTGAGGCATCTCGTAGAAATATCTTAAACCATGAAGAAACTTTCTTTACATTATGTGCAAATCAACCTGATACACCAATAGAAAATTATTTAGAAGATGTAAGAATAAAATTAAATAGTTTTATAAAAGAAACACCAGAACAATATAGAAGCTATTATTATGAAGTTTTAAATGATAATTCATTATTTGAAGAAGTGTTTAAAATTAGACAAGTAGATAAAGATGGAAATGCTGTTAATGTAAATAGAGCTAATATTGATCAGTATGCCTCTTTTCCACAAACCGATTTAGCTTTACTAAATGTTTCTATAGAAACCAGACCATACGAAAATTCATTAACAGAAAAAACATTAAAGCATTTAAAGCATGGTAAACCTTTCTTAGTATTTTCAAAAAAGGGAACAATGAAGTATCTTCAAGATGAAGGATATAAACTATATGATTGGATAGATTATTCTTACGATAATATAGAATGCCAATATAAAAGATTTTATAAATTCTTCGACGAAGTTGAAAGACTACTTTACATGCCAGATATTGATGCAACATTTGGTTATGATAAAAATACGTTATTAGTTAATGAACACAATAAAATGATATATCAACAAAAAATAGTAAAGATGATAAACAATCCTGAAACTTTTTGGTAAAAAAATGACTACCGGCTATTTAAATTTGATATAGCTATAACTATATAAATAATATCGGAGCGCGGATAATCCGGCTCCATTATAATCTTGCTTGATCAAAAGGAGATAACAATGACAGGCTTAACAACACTATTTCCCCGTTCATCTTTTGTAGGTTTCGACCATCTGTTTAACGAGTTAGAATACACCGCTAAACATTCAAACGATCATTATCCACCTCATAATATTATTAAAACATCTGAGTCGGATTATCTGATTGAATTAGCTGTGGCTGGTTTCAGTCAAGATGAACTAACTGTTGAAGTTAAGGATCGTACCTTGACTGTAACAGGTGAGCATGTTTCTAAGGGTCGTGACTTTATTCATCGTGGTATTTCTACTAAGAAGTTTAAAAGAACGTTCCGGCTGTCTGAGCACGTAAATGTGCACGGAGCAGATATTCAAGATGGTATACTTGCAATCGAACTGAAGTATGTCATCCCAGAAGAAATGCGTCCTCGTAAAATTTCAATTGGAAAAAACGAGGGTCAAAATGACACAACACATACTAGCACTAAACAGTTACTTACTGAGACCGATTGAAGGTCTATTAGATTTGATAAAAACTTTAACCGCTTCTTTGAAACGTCGAAAAATATACAATGCTACGGTTAAGGAACTCAGTAGATTAACAGACGCAGAATTGAATGACATTGGTCTAAATAGAGGTGATATTAGATCTGTCGCCCGCGCTGATGTAGACATGAATCCTAATCTAAGGGGATGGGTATAATGTCCTATGTTGAGAGCATTACTATTGGTAGTCATTCTATTATCTCCAGAATCTGGCAGGGGATTCAAAATACCTGCGAGATTATTGGATACAGCCGCGCTGCATCACATTTAGCTTCACTTGGTTATCATGAAGAAGCTAAAAATTGTATGATGGAAATTGCAAGGCTTAAGAAAAGCTGAAAGAAAAATCACAGCAGAGGGGCTGTAATGGCCCCTCAGGTCTAACACACAAACACACATAGGAGACACACATGTCAAATCCATTCCAAATTCGCTATGACGTATTGAACATGGCAAAAGATATGCTTGACAAAGCATACGAAAATCAGATTAACCTAGCACATCAGATGATGGACATGCATAAGGAAAATGCTGATCAGATGAGGGAAGCATATGAAAAGTATATTCCCAAAGCAATTACTCCAGAAGAAATTAAAGCGCAAGCTGAAAAATTGTATGAGTTCGTTTCAGAAAAGAAATAACTTAAGAGGATGACTATGAAAAAAAATGCAAATTAATTGCATTTAATGGTGTACAATCAGTTTAAACTATGGTAGTATAGTTATATCAAATGGAGAAAATGATATGACACAGTTTAACAAATCACAATTTACTTACCACGGCGGATATCTTGAGTACACTGGTACTTATGAAGGTCAACCCACATGGGATGAAGTTGCTCCAAATTGTCATCCAACTCGGGTTGGCCAACCTAAAGAATTGTTCATTGCACGATTCAAATATAATGGACCATTTACAAAAGCAAAGTTTGTTAAAGAACTTATTAAAAATTTTACTGTTGAAGAATACGTTGAAGCACGAAACAACAAAGGTTTAGACAGTTCTCCTTTGAATATACTAAAAAACAAAAACCCAGCATGGTATGAAAAAACAATTATGGACTGGAGGTCAAAGGCCTTAGCCTAAAAACGTTAAGTAGTTGTTTTTAAACGAAACAAAAATTCAATAAAATGCATTTAAGGGGTTTACAAACCCCTTTTTTTAGTATAGACTATATTAGTTAAAAGGAGAAAACAACATGACTTACATTCTTATATCGGATATCGCCTACACTTCAACTAAATCAGAAATCAATAAATTCGCAAAAGAACATAATTGTGTACTTTCACTATTCCAACAAAACGGACCTGCCGGTGGAAATCATTTATGTCATTTCACATCTAACAACTTAGATTATATCCAAGAATTATGTGATCAATTACAACTACCCCATACAAAAATAATAACATCATCATAAAAAAAGGGGTTTACAAACCCCTAAAAATATGGTAGAATATAAATCTAACTGGAGGTATTCTATTGTCATTCTATACGTCTGTGAATCGTTATGGCAACACAATCATGTATCGTGGATATAATGATAGTGGCGCACCTATTTCATATAAAGAAAAATTTAAACCAACTCTTTATACACGGTCTCAAACTCCTACTAAGTTTGTTTCCTTTGATGGTGGACATGTAAAGCCTAGATCGTGTGATAGCATGAAAGAAGCTAAAGAATGGTTGGCGTTTCATGGTGAAATGGATGGCTTTAAAGCTTATGGTACTACGAACTATATTCATCAATTCATTACAGATAAGTTTCCATCAGACATTAAATTTAACACTAATCATATTAATATAGTGAACTTTGATATTGAGGTAGCTTCAGATGATGGATTCCCTGTTCCAGAAGCAGCAGCTCATCCTATTACAGCAATTACTTTAAAATCTAGTAAATCATCTATATTTCAAGTTTGGGGTTTAGATAATTATGATCCTTCTAAAACTGAACTGGATCTAGATGGAAGTCTTATTCAATATCACTATTGCAATTCTGAAGAAGAATTACTTGTTAAGTTCATAAATTATTGGACTAAAAATTATCCTGATGTAATCACGGGTTGGAACTGTCGTTTCTTTGACGTTCCTTATATTGTAAATCGTATTCATAATCTTGGTACACAAGAAGCAGTAAACAAACTTTCTCCTTGGGGACTGGTTAATGATCGTCCAGTATATCGAGCCAATCGCCAGCTTCCAGCTTATGAAATTGTTGGAATACAACAAGCTGATTATTTAGAATTATTTACTAAATTTGGATATTCATATGGCCCTCAGGAATCATACAAATTAGATCATATCGGTTATGTTGTAGTTGGTGAACGTAAATTATCTTATGAAGAACACGGTAATTTATATACATTGTATAAAAAAGACCATCAAAAATTCATTGACTATAATATCAAAGATGTTCAATTAGTTGATCGCATTGATGCTAAAATGGGTTTGATTGATTTAGCTTTAACTATGGCATATAAAGGTGGTGTAAATCTAAGTGATACATTTGGAACAACTAACATATGGGAATCGATCATTTATCGTAGATTGCTTAGTAAAAATGTTATTACTCCGCTTAAACAAATAGATCAAATTCGTTGGTATCAAATTGCTGGAGCAACAGAAACATCGAAGACTAATCCTGGTTCTGAAGCAAGAAAGAAAGGGAAGTCTCATTCCATTGCTGGAGGCTTTGTAAAGGATCCACAGGTCGGCGGACATGATTGGGTGGTTTCCTTTGACTTAAATTCCCTGTATCCTAATATTATTGTTGAATATAATATTTCTCCAGAAACAATGATCAGAGATCCACGCATTTGTTTTGCTCAAGGTCCAGACAATTATATGAAAGATGATAACAAAGTTAATGATACTTATTCTATTGCTGCTTCTGGTGTAGCATTTAGTAAAGAAAGACAAGGCATAATTCCAGAATTGATTGTAGACTATTATGCTGAAAGATCATTAATTAAAAAACGAATGTTGGCCGCTAAGTCTGAATACGAAAAGTCAAAGAATTCTAAATTGGAATCTGAAATCAATCAACTTGAAAATAATCAGATGGCAATTAAAATTCTTTTGAATTCTCTTTATGGCGCTCTAGCAAATCAATACTTCAAATATTTCGATAATGCATTAGCTGAATCTGTAACACTTACAGGACAGCTTTGTATTAAGCGTGCAGAAAAAGCAGTTAATAATGAAATGACCAAACTGCTAAAAACTAACAAAGATTATGTTATTGCAATTGATACTGATTCTGTTTATATTAACATGGGTCCTTTAGTTGAAAAATTACAATTAAAGAATCCAGTACAAGATTTAGATAAACTTTGCAGTAAACATTTTGAGCCAATCATCGCGGCTGAATATTCTAAACTGTTTAATAAAATGAATGCCTTCACGCCTCGTATGGAAATGGGTAGAGAAGTTATTGCTGATCGTGGCATATGGACTGCAAAGAAACGATACATATTAAATGTACATAACAATGAAGGTGTACAATACGCTGAACCAAAACTTAAGATTATGGGTATTGAAGCTATTAAATCATCAACGCCAGCCGTTGTACGTGATAAATTTAAAGAAGTATTTAAAATCATTGTTACTGGTGATGAACAAAAAACTCGCAAATTCATAGATGATTTTAGATCTACTTTTAAATCTTTGCCCGCTGAACATGTTTCTTTTCCTCGTGGCGTAAGTGCAATAGACAAATGGAAAGATCGTAAAGCAATCTACGGTAGAGGCACTCCTATTCACGTAAGAGGTTCTTTACTATATAATCATTATCTTCGCGATCATGCGCTTGATAAAAAATATAGTGAAATTAAAAGTGGTGAAAAGATTAAATACTCTTATTTAAAATTACCTAATCCAATACGTGAAAATGTAGTTTCATTTCCAGACTATTTGCCGCCAGAATTTAATCTTCATAAATACATTGACTATGACTTACAATTTGAAAAAGCATTTATTGAACCAATTTTGCCAATTCTAAATGCAGTAGGTTGGTCTTTAAAAGACGAAGCAACCCTGGAGGACTTTTTCGTATGAATTATATTTTTGATGTCGACGGCACGTTAACTCTCAGCCGTCAAGAAATAGATACTGAGTTTAAAGAATTCTTTTTAAATTTTATTAAAAAGCATAATTGTTATTTAGTTACA